GTCTCTTTCCCCCACCTGCCATCATCTACCAGTTTATCCAGTCGGAAAGTGGCTGCTCGCGTGCTGATCCCCCACAGCATGGCTGCATCTTTCACCAACACATGACGTTTCGGGTCATACTGAGTATTGGCGAACTCAGATGCCAGTGCCAGCAGCAGTTCATTTTCCTCCGGTGTGATTTTCAAAACGCCTCAACTTTCACATCCTCAATACTGAGTATCTCCGCATAATGCTGGGCATGCCCGCTTTTCAGCACGTCATAATACACCATGCCGATTGAGTTGATCCGTTCATTGGCCGCCACGCGATTGATGAAGTGTGTTTTCAACTGCCAACCAGGTGTCATACAGCCATGGATCGTCTTTCTATGTCCGGTATAAGTTTCCGCAGTGTACACATGGCCATGACTGCGGACCACGTAGTCAGGGATTTCATAGCCATATTCCAGCGCATCGTAATAAATCGACCGCAATGTATGATAAATTGAATTGCTTCTGGTCCAGGCACGACTGCCACGAGTAAAGCCGTGATGGGTTATATCAAATAGATTTCCATTTACCGTACGCACCAGTTTGGCGTGCGTATAGCGTCCGTCCTTGGTCACCGGTGAAGTATCCTTGCGATACGGCACCACCCCATCCAGGTCGCGTCCGATCACCTCCAGCGGATTGCCCGCCTCATGCGCCTCTGTGCCTCTCACCAGGTACATGCAGTCACCGCGTTTTGGCGTGTATTCCACGATCTGCAACCACTCGTCAAGCAGTGCAATCGCCATGTCGGTTTGTTCGGTTGCCAGTTTTGTAATCAATTGCGGTGTTTCATGGTGGTCGTTATCAATCGGCTCGCCGTTCAGGATCACCACCAATCGCTTACGTGCCTTGCCTTCGCCCAGTAGGTCTTTGATCACCTTAGCACTGGCGACCCACTGCCGATAGATAATCATCTGCGCAGGCGAGGCGTGATATGTGCCCCCGTCATACAGGTTCCACCTGGGCGGGCATACGGCGACTGTTGATCCCGCCTGTATATCCGAAAGTACCGCGATAACCGTGTCTTTATCGGGCATAGGATGTCCTGACCTGTCAAGCCCCAATTCGGGTCATACCAAACACCGGCGTATACGCATCCACGTAATTTACGGCCAGGGAACCGCCGCTGTTTTGCCATACCGCCAGTTCGATGTAATCACCCACCTCTAACGGGTACTGCGTGGATACAGGCGGGCTTTGAACTATTCCGGCGGATCCGGCTACTGCCTCCGCGATGAAAGTGGTGCCATTAAGCCGGATCAGTACCGACCTCGCGCCGGTTGCATGTGCCGCGAACTGTGCGTTGCCATAAATCGCGTACAGCCCAGCCGTTTTGCACGTCAATCGGCTGGGGTTGGTTGCGGTGTCGTGTATGTTATCTGTGTCCAGCAGTTCGCTATTGAAGGTTAATACTGTAACCGTATTGTTCGGAATTGAGATGTTTGCGCTGTTGTACACGCGTGCCGAAGGGACGATCCCGCTCCAGCCAACAATATCCGTGCCATCCCGTACCAGCAACTCGCCATCCGCAATAGCACCAATATCAAGTACCTGCTCGCCGCTTTCCTTGATCTGTTCAGCCGGTTCTTGCTCAGGAATTTCCGGCGGCGGTAAATGTCGTAAATGTCCATCCTGCCAACCCTTGAAGTGATCACTCATGCTACCCTCTGAATAAACACCCTGGTGATATACGGTGGAATATGTCCGACTGTGCTTGTGTTAGGCACTGTGTGGCTGTGTGCTTCCGCATCTGAAATTGATATACCTGCTGAACCAGAGCCATGATCATGCCCGGGCGTTGCCGAATTAGCACCTGACCCCACCGTCCCTGAAGTAGACCCACTCCCGCTACCGATAGAAAGTGACTTACTCCCACCATGATTGTGCGTTGCCCTTTTAGCAGTGCCTGGATTCGTATGGCTGTGATTCTCAGCTCCGCCGGTTGCTCTCACCTGACCGTCTGAACTCGCTCCCCTGACAAACTTGCCAATCAAGTTCGGTCTGCCATTCTGTCCATCGCACACCGCCCATCCACTCGGTATTGCGGCATTTTCCCAGGCAATGATCGTTCCGATAGGTAAGTTATCCATTATATTGTCCTCATCACGAAATACAGCATGACATACGGTGGCAAGCTCGATCCAGCATTAGTGTCGCCAATCGTATGCGTATGGTCCCCGTCACCGGTCAGGGTTGCCCACAAGCTGTGACTGTGATCCCCAGCGCTCAGATTAACACCGCCGTAAGTCGAAGCATTCTTTGAAGATGCACCGCTCCCTGTAGAAAAGCCAGATACTGAGTGATCATGGCCACCATCAGGGATCACAGTTTGATTGGCATGCCTGTGCGTTTCCGCGCCGCCCCGTTTTTTGACGTCCGTGTCCTGGTTCGCTCCATACACAAAATTGCCGCGCAGATCGGGAGTATTTCCCGTACCATCGCACAGGTTCGTCCCCAGTGGTCTACCTGCTAATGCGCCGTCCCACATCACGATCCCGCCAATCGGTAAAAATGTGTCTGTAATAGCTTTAATCCAATACAACCTGCAGTAAGGCGGATACACCTCGGTCTCACCTGTTTTTTGCATCGCATGATCGTGCCCGCCCTTGCTGTCAGTCTTCCGTGTGCCCGACACACTGTGAGTATGATTTGTGGTCGCAGCATTTGCATTGGCAGTACCAAAGTGAGCTTGTGAACCGGATGCGCTGCCCGTCGTGCCGCTTGCCGTTGTACTGTGTGTGTGTGCTGCCACAGCTGATGTTTTGCTTGCATAAGTGTGTTTGTGAACAAATGTGCCGCCAACTTTTACATTGTTGGCATTTCCCTCACTGGCGCCGCGCACAAACGCATCCTTGGCATAAGCATCAATGGCCCAATCGTCAGGAACATCAGTAGCGATCCCATACCATAAAATAATTCCACCCTCTGGAACCTCAAATGCCTTTTTTGCCCTGCGCTTGATAACAATAACACTCATGATTTG